AAAATGGACAAAAGTAAGACAAAGACACAAAATAAACATAATGCAGTAGGAAGACCAAGATTAGTTGTAGTCCTCATCTTCTTCATTTTCATCTAGTGCCAAATCCAGGTGTGTCAAAATTGCTGTTTTCATCACACTGTCGAATTCGTTACTATAAACTTGAAGTTCAGAAATGTCAATATTCTCTTCAAATAATGTTAGCATTTTTTCTGCTATTTCTATTCTATCTTTTTTGGGGACGAAATCTTTTACTGTTTCCCAGACTTCATTTAAAAGTGCTATTTCTGGACTCATTTTATCTCCTTGTGTTGGAAATAGTAGAGTGCCCGAAGGCACTCATAACTTATTCCTCTATAACTGAATCTAAATCTTCTAAATCAATGTCACCCACGTCAATTTCATCATTGACTGCGTTATGGTTCCATTCATCTATAATTAGTTGAAGTTTATCTGAAGTCCAGCCTTTTCTGAACTCTTTGATAACTTCACCAGTTACTGGAGATACATATTCGAGCTTGTTACCAGTTTTTTGTAAGATACCTTTAGATTCAAACAGATCCAAACATCCACTGTATGGGTCCATTCCTGTCTCGTATGGAATCTTAACTTGTACACCTTCGAACGGTTTACTGTATCTGGATTTCATTACCTTACATGCGGCTCTGATACCCATAACATCTGATACTTTGTTACCGTCAGCATCTTCTTTAAGTTTTAGTTTACGCATTGCTACCACAATACTTGACGCATAGATAAAGCCTTGTCCGCCTGAAATTTTGTCATCAGGGTCAAACATGTCTTGACTTGCATAAGTGTGGTTAGTGGCAACTAAACCAATTGGATATGGTGCAATCTGGTTTACAGTATTTCTCACAAGAGCAGTAAGAGCTTTGGGTTTACGTCCTAAATCACCTTTCATGTCGCCTTTGTTAAACTGGTCAACATCTGTTGGTGTTAGCAACATACCCAAACTATCAATTACAAACAACAACTTGGGCATTTCTGAATATTCCAGATCGCCATAGTTTACTTTGTAGTCTTTGATAAACTCACTGAGTGCTTTTGCAACATCGTCGATCATGGAAACAGATATACGCAAAAGTTTTTCAGGAGACGTATCTACATCAAGTGCTTGCAACCATTCTTCATCAAGTGCATTTTCTGAATCAAATAATACTACTTGACAACCTTGCTCTTGTGCATTCCTGACGATGTTTCCGGAACAGATAAAACTTTTACCTGAACCGGACTCGCCTGCAAAAACACTAACTTTACCCAATGGGATACCTTTCTCAAAGTCTCCACTGATCAGGTAATTTAGTGTTTTATTGCCTGTGCTGATCCAATCTTGTGGATCATGAAAACCCGCACTGATACCACTAATACTTTTAGTTAGACCAGTACGAAATTTTGTTAAATCAAAAGGTTTTTGCATGTGTTTCTCCTTACTGATTAGATCTTGCTTTAATCATTGCAAGAATATCATCTGCTGATTTTTTACCTGTGTCTTCTTCTGGAGCACTTGCAACTGGTTCAGCCGCTGGTGCTGGAGCAGGTGTTTCAACTGCTGGAGCAGGTGCTGGCTTCTCAGCAACTGGTGCTGGTGCAGCCTGTTCTGCTTTTACAGTTTTTTGTAAACCTGTTTGTCCAGGTGCTGGTGTAGCAGATGAAGGTACTTCTACGCCATAAGGCTTATAAAAGTTACCCCATTTTTCTGGATCATAAAGTTCACCATCTACAGATGCTGCAAACATTTCACTGATTGCTTGATAATGTTGATCAGTAGGTCTTGCAGGTAAAAAGTCATTCAGGTTAAACAAACCATACTTGTCAATTGCTGCCAATTGGTCTTCATCAAGTGAACGCTCTCTACGAGCCCAGTTTGATGTAGAGTAATCTGCATATTGTCCTTTGCTTGACTTTGTAAGACGGAAATCAGTACCATTTACATAATCAGTTGGTAAGTTTTCCATTTCAGGATCCATAAGAGCCGCTTTAATAATATTAAAGATCTGTGGTCCAATAACAAAACGTCTGATTGGATTTTCAGGGGACTCTTCATTTAGAGGATTGTCTGTTACAAAACCCTGGAAGATGTAAGAACGCTTCTTCCAGTACTTACGACCCATGTCTTCAAGACTTGCGTCTTTAAACCATGGACGTACTTCAGTGAGGATAGGGCAGGTGTCGCCATACATCTCACCACAAGGTACTTGTACAGTTACAGGTTTGTTGTCACCACCTTTAACACCAGGGAAAGTCAAACGAATCATTTGACGCTCTACCCAAAAGAATGTGTTATCGGGATCACTATCAGGAAGGAAACGCATTGTTGAGGTTTGTCCCTCTTCAATATTCCAGAACGGATATATTGCGTTGTCCTGTTGAGGTGCGGATGATTTGTTATCACCCTTATTTTCCATTGCCGCCAGTTTTTGACGGATTGCTTCTAACGAATTAGCCATGTGTGTTTCTCCTTTGCCATGTTAGCCTTAGTTTAAAAAATATGCCATGTCGTAGTCATACATAACAACTACTAGTATAATGCCTAGATAACAAACTGTCAAGTACTTTTTAGAACTTTTTGTCTGTTAACAATTTTATTTATCATTTGTCAAAAAAAACGGCCCACATAAATGGGCCGTATCTACACTGTCTTATTATTATTTTATTTACTTATAGTATATCAAAAGATGAAATAAATGTTTCGTATCTATCTGCTACACTTTCAGCCATGTTTGCCTTAACCCTGGGTTGATTTACGCTTAATAAACAGCTCTTAACTGTAGTGTAATCAAATTGATCCAATGATCCACCTGTCTGTAACTTTTTACTGATTCCATGAAGATGACTTTTTAGTAGATTGTTTTCCACTGAATTGCCTAACTGTGACACCTGATGACTTAGTTTAGCCTGTGGTGTAACAAAATCTAGTGAATCATTTTCGCTTAGTACATTTTTTAAATTGGAAAAATCTTCTTGTGCGATTGCCTTTTCTATGCTTTCTCTGTACATTTTTTGTCTGAACAAACCTTTCTTGATGCTGTCAATAGCATTTGCTACTTTGTCATCAAAATGTGTTTCAATAAATTTAGATTCAATATCGATATCATCTTCCAGGATTTCGATATTGTTTCTTTCCAGAATATTTTGTGAAGCTGTAGCATATGATTTTACGCCGGCCAGTTTACCAAAAGTTTCTTTGATGTTGTTCAAATTTTCTATAGCAAGATCAACATACTCGCTATTATCTTCTGAGATTAATTTATTTTTTCGTACATAATTTACAAATTCTTTGAGCTTACGTTGCTCTTGTGCCATTTCTGTTATACTGTTACCAACGCTGTCAAATACTTCACCGCCCATTTGCAAATGTCTAGCCATCGCACGAGCAGCTTTAAGATTATTTTCTGCCATCTTAAATTTTTCTTCACCACGCTGAATGTATATACTATGGATATTTCTGCTTCGTGAACCACGACTTTCTTCGTTGACGGGTGCCTTGTGTTTTACAACAAGTTTAATATTATCCAATGGTTGATAACTTGTTTTACTAGTTCCGGTCATTACTCCGAAACCTTCCATTACATCAGCCATATCTGTCTCCGATTTTTGATCTATATCAATCTGTTCACTTTTTGCCGCTAACTTTCGATTAAACTTTCTGAAATCAAAATCCAGTAAAAAGTCGTCGGCTATTTCTTTAAGTTGTTTCCTCAGCAAATCATCATCCTGTTGCATACCAGTTGATAGCCCGATAGTTTCAGATGCTCTATCAACTCTGACTACAATATTAGGATCAGACACAGCAAAACGGACACCTTTTTGTGGGTCTATTACCATTTTACCTTCTTCATCATATGCCTTTACAGGATATGAATATCCTTTCAGAAGGTTAAATACCCTTTCTGAAACTGCTGAAAAATTAACTGCCATTCGAATGATCTCCTATACCGTTATTTATCTGTTATAGCATATCTACAGGCATAGGACCGTCCCACTCGTCCTCTCCGTAATCACCTAAACTACCGGCAGCAAGGTTGCTGTTTATTACATCATAAACTTCATCTTCAAAAGTACTGATATAGTCTACCATTCTGATGGCTAACAATAAACTCATCACTAAATCATCATGTTCGCCAGGTTTAGCAGAAAAACTATTGCCTCTGGCTACAAAATTTTTAAGTTCTTTGATAAGGGGTTTACTGCGTATTTTGATTTTATCATTTTCCACAAAACGTTTTAATGCTATACATGATTCCACTTTGGTTTTATGGCCTGTATAAAATCCTTTACGTGCTCTTTTACCTGCAACCTTTTTGGGTTCGTTTAACATCTCCCCAGGAAAATTTTCTTCGCCAGTATCTCTGATAACAACCAACGCGGCTTCGCCAATGGTATTGTTCTCCACACTCCAATATATTTGGTTAACACGCAACTCTTTAAGATATTGCATAACATCCATCATGGTTTTAATTTGTCCCTCAATGGGTGTTTTATTATGTTGCCATTCTGCAACTTGTTCGAATGTGGGGAGTTCTACAACTTGTATGGCTGCAGGATCTCCACCAGTGCCACTGCTGGGATCTAAACTGACCACATATGTGCAATTTGGGTGTGGAGTTTTATACCAGCGTACCTGACCCATTTGTCTGACAGGGTCTACACCTTCCATGGTTGTTAAATGTAGACTGTCGATCAGAGTCTCTTCATAGATAACAAACTCACAGTCATGTTCACGTAGGAAACGTTCCTCACCAATACTGGCACGTTCTTCATTTGCCCAATCGTCGTCTCTGTCAGGATGTTGGTCCCAGGTAGCCATATAGGACTTAAAACCATTAGCACCTATACCTTCTTCCCTTTCATTACCAAATTCATCAAACACATTGTTAGCACTACGCCAAATAGTAGCAAAGGTATCATCATCACTGTTAGGAGTAGAAGTTACAATACATTTACCACCTGTTGCTAATGTAGGAGATAGTGAAGTCCAAAATTCTTTTGCTATTGTGTTACGCACAAACGCAAACTCGTCCAAGTACACTAATGACAAGGACATACCACGTCCAGTTGTTTCTGTTGTTGTGGTACTTACTATACGTGATCCATTATCAAATGTTATTGAACCTTTGTTATATTCTACTGCACCTGCACGAATATGATCTGGAACATTTTCGTATGCATAACGCACTCTTTGCATAATTTCGTTAGAGCCACTTGCTTTGTGTGCAGCAATTAGTATTGTGCTGTCTGGTATAAACATAGCATACCACAGCAAGTATCCCGCCGCCACAGTAGTTTTACCCATCTGTCTGCCGCACATGTTAATACTTCTACGATAACGATTGTAATTGTTTATCAGATCTTCCTGATAATCAAAAGGCTGAAAAGGTATGCTACCCAGTGTAGGGTGCTGTATTTGCATAAAATTTTTCATAAAATACAGTGGACCTGTATCTCTGTCAGCAGATTGTTGAAACTCCAACAGTTGTTCTGGAGTATAATCTACTGGTGCATATGCCTTTTTAACCAGGCTGGTATCTGCTGTTCCTCTTGCCATAATAGTATTTATAGATAAAAAATGGCTCCTAGGAGCCATTTTGAAGAGTCTAGTGTAGTTTAACTATCCTGGCCGCCGCCGCCTCCGAAAAAGCCGCCCTTGCCTGAACCGTTTTTGTTGGATTTCTTTTTGTATAATACAAAACCTACCACTAATACTAATACAATAATTCCAATTTCCATAACTTACTCCTATTGAAGTTTTTGTGCTAATTTATCACGTAGCATGTCAACGATTGCTTTCTTGTCAGTACTGTATGAAAGCATTTTTGGCTCTTCTGGATGATCATGATCATCACAGCCGCAATCACCGTCTACGATCTCTTTACCACAACAGTCACAAACATCGTCACTGTCTTTATCATAAGGGTCTACATAGTCTTCTGCTTTTTCTGGATTTAGTCCAGCCATTTGCAACAACTCTTGTAGCTCTTCTAAACTTTTTGCATTTGCACTAATTGTTAATGTTGAGTCACCAACTTTCTTTGTTTTACTATAGTTGATAGTTTCTGTTTCTTGATCTTGCTGTGGTACCATGCCATATGGATAACTTTCATTGACATCTTCATGTACTGGATCACAATCGCATTCACCTGGGGGGCATGTGCAATCTTCACTACCACATTGTGGGCATGGTTCTTTTTGTTTGATATCATCTTCAAAATCATTTGCTTTATTGATGTCTTCATTTTTACCATGCAAAATCTCTAATGCATCATCTAATAAATCGTTTGCATCATAACTTCTATCAAAACCTTCTTCGTCTGAAAAATCCATTGTGCTGGAACCATACAAACTTATGCCGTCATGGTAACCACATTTTTTCATACCATCTGCAACTTGTTCTGGGGTACTACCCAGCATTACTTGTTCATCATCTTTAAAACAATATAACTGACCGTCTTGTGCACCAATAACCATGGTGTCATCACGCTCTAAAATTTCTTCGATTGGTTCAAAATCACCTTCGTACATGTGGTCTCTGCTCTTGTCGTCTGCCGCTTCTTCTGCCGCTTCACGGTCTGCACGAACTTCTTCCACACTAGCACCGATGTAATCTGCTAGATCTTCGTCACTCATTTGACTTGGAGTTGGACCACCGTCATGGCTTTCGTCTATAGCACGATTCATTAAGTCTAAAAGTTCTTGCATGCTTTTCATTATGTGTTTACTCCAGATTGTGATATTCTGGTGACCTCTTTACTTTCCTGGCCTTTGCCCATGTTAGCACCATTCACAATATCGTCATACATTGGACGTAGATTGTCGCCCATAATTTCGTCTTTGGTAGGGTAATTACGGAAATAATCTGAACCCTTGTCTGCTTTAATTTTTTCAAGCTCTGCTAAAAACTTGGCATTGTAACCTTCGCCAAACAATGAATCCACATCTTGTTCTGCTTCTGCAAGCTCATTTTCATAATGTTCTTGATTATCGTTCAGCAATTCTGCTTCTTCTGGATTTTCCTGACGGTCTACATTGTTTGCTGTACGTTCCTCAGCATGCTCTGATTCCATACGACGTGGCTCGTTAATGCCATAACATAGTACACGTTCATGATCTATACCCAGGTTAACTGCTAACCACACTTCCAAAATACGTGGATTTGCAGGATACTTTAACACGATGTCTGTAGAGCAAACTTCTGATATCAGTTTTACGCCTTTTGCTCTGGCAAACTCCATGGGGTTTTCCTGAATTGGTGTACGCTTAAATGCAGCTGCACTTACCAAATTATATTTTTGTAAACATGCTTCTATAATATCCATGTGACCTGTATTGCAGTCTGCTGCAATTTTCACACGGAAAGAATATTCTTTTTTGAAGCTCTCTGTTAAAAATTCTTTAAATTGCATGATAGATTATCTCCTAGTTACACTTATTTATCGGATTTACAAGTTAAAAAGGAGTTTAAGATCGTTGTACAACTCTGCATGCTCAGGACCGCCAGGATGAGCATCGTCAGGGAACCCAGGATGTTCAAAAATAGCACCCTTTAAATACTCGTCATTTCTCATGACCTCATCTATATAATCCACTGAACTATAGGGTATCATTTCATCATATGTGGGCAGGCCGCCCATAGTTTGTGCATAAAAAGGTTCTGGTGTACCTAAAATATCTTGTATCCAGCATTCCTTGAAATAATCGGGTGTCAGATAATGTTTATAAGGATCCATTATCCTGGCTGCGCCGCCTATCAGTGCCAGTTTGGGGATCTGATATTTTTCTATAATTCTGGCTAAATTTTTATACACTGTGTGTGCATGTGTTAATACTGCTTTTTGCAAAACCATGTCTTTGTTAAAATTTTCAAAGTCCCTCATCAAGGGAGGTTGAAAATATATCAATAAGTCATAACTGATTTTGGGGTTGTTTAATTCTGATATATTTCTGGTTTGTATGTCTGGGATTTTGTTTGTCACATAAACACGTTCAGGAACCTCTCCAGATAACCATTGTTCCAGTCTGTGCAAACTGTAAGATGCTGAAGTGCCACACAATGCCATACTGTGTACAGTATGTTTGTCTTGTTGTAAATGATGATAAATGTGGTAAGGAGGTTTTAGACTGCTTAAATCTTTTGCTAGGCTAAGTCTTTCGTGTACATATTCGCTGGGAACACCATAACTGTCGCCACCTATTAAAACGTTCATTAATTATCCTTGTTGTTAAGAATTTTTAATAATTCGTTCCTGTCCAGAGGTTTGGATTCAACATCTATCTCATCGCCTCCGGTGAGTTTTTTCTCTGCCTGATCCACCCTGGCCTTTTTAAGCATGAGATCTATTTGTTTTAATTTACGAGTTGTTTTTGAATCCTTGGCTTCTAGAGCAATCTTTAACATGTTTGCTGCATTAGCAAACACAGGACCTGCAGCCATGTCTGTCATGTTCATACCCAAACTCATGAGTTGTTCATAACTGTCTATAGCCTGGCTTGCAATGTCGTCCATTTCGTTGTCATGCGAATCCATACTACGAACTTGACTTAGAGCAGAATTAATTTTTTCGCTCAGGTTCATTGCTTCTTCAATTTCAGCAATCTGTTGTTTAGGATCAACTGGTTCAGAAACATTGTCTGCGTTTTCCAGATCATCCAGATGTGGTAAATTAAATTCTTCTTCTAACTTGCGTGTCATATAACTATTTATATGTTGTTATTTTCTTTTCTTAGGAATTCTTGCCTTGGCATTACGCTTCTTTTTAGTTTGGAATATTTGATCTTCATTAATTACTTTAAAACGAATACCTTTGCGTTTACACCATTCCTGAGCTGCTGTCCACTTGGCGGCATTTAACACCACACTGGCTTGATCTCTTTTGCCTCTGGCATTCTCCATGGTGGTTTGTGTGCTGGGTTTGATTTCAATAAGTTCTACATGCTCTGTGCCATTTTTATCAACATACTGAATCATGAAGTCTGGAACATACACTGTGTGCTTTCCTGTTAATGGATTCAGATAGGGTATCTTTATGTTTTCACTTGCCCATTTAACAATGTTTGGATGACTATCACACATTCTGCAGAATGCTAACTCCCAACTGCTACGATAGTAAGGTGCTTTTCCGCCTACATATTTTTGTTTGTTTTCTACCAGGTACTCGCCCTGTTTGAATTTGCTCATGGCTTAATCATTTTTCCGTAAAAACCCTGGCTGTTTTTCACAGGAGTTTTTAGGCCAATTTGATTGCCCACTGGACGGAAAAGATTAATAGTTTTGTAAGTGTCTATTGCTAGTTTTAAACTTTTTTCATTAACCTCAAAATATTCCATTGGGCTAACTCCCTGACTGTCAGCAACTTTGATTAAAATGCTGGCCATTGTTTTGGCTTTGGGAATACTGAATCCAATGTTTTCCAGTCTGGCTTTAACTGTCTCTAGTAGTGTGGGGTCAATAGAATCTATATCAGCAAAATCCGATAACAAGTCCGCACTGGCTTCAGGCAAAGGAAAATTAATGGTTGAATTTTCCAAATATGTAATCAGAGTATTTTCGGTAATTTTGTATTTGATCTCATTACCAAAAGTTTCATATAATCCCACACTACCTGGCATCAGTCATCCTCTCGATTTTGAGTTATAATGTTTAATGTGCTACCAATTACACTACCTACCACTGCATCTTTGACATCTGCTCCGTGTATTAGTGCTGTTAACGCACTGTCTGCTGCATCTCCTAACAAATCACCAAACCCAAATTCGGGATCTGTTGATGCTGATGATGCAAAATTTACTGATGGGCCATATACAGGATCTGTGGGTCCAGCAGCAGTACCTTCCACATCTACTGCTACAGGTGGTATTGTTGTGCCTTGATTTACTTGTATAGGTTGTGCACTTCGCACAGAAGCATTACCACCAGTGGTGGCTGTTTTACCTAAAAAGTTTAATTCTGCACCACTTAACTCTGACTCTGGGTCTGGAACTTGCATGCTAAGTGGTAACTCTGTTTGTGCAAATGCTGGTCCAGTCAGTGACGATGCGTCTTCGAATCGGTCAACATCTTCTGCACTTAATCCAAAGTTTGTAACATTGTGTGTGGTAAAACTTTCGTATTCAAATTCCATCTGGAAATCCATGAAACCACTGTCTGTGTAATCTATAGAGCCTGGCTGAAATTTGGTTAGCACAGGATTAATAATACTGTACTGAACACCTCTGTTTGCATGGTATAACACATAGTCTATGCGTTCAAAAAAGTTTGCTGTTACATTAGGGTTGTACCCTGCCTTGTTACTATTCCAGGTGTCTTGAGCCATAAAAGTATCAGCACCCACATTTTCTGCGCCACCGACTCTGGAATCGTTAGGCCCAGAAGCAATTTCTCTAGCAGTGCTACCAGTGCCTGAGCGATTGCGTGGATCCATGTAATGATATGAAAAGTATTTCATCAGTGTGGTTAACCATTCGTTGCCCACAGTGTCGTAAACTGTCATGCCCACAGGTGCATAGTCCACACCAGTGTTCACAATTTTTTTACGATTGAATGCATTTTTTACGTCAGTACGAAAGGAAACAGCAGGTAAATCTGCTGTTCGAACCAATGTACTGAGGGTTGTTCTGAGTTCTTTACTGCCGTTTGGGCCATATAAAGAGTTGAATACTAGACTTTCTCTATTAAAAATAAAGTTGACGTAACCCTGAAACTTTTGTCGAACAGGGTTTACGTCAGGTCTGAAATGGTACGCATTTTTAAAGTCGCGTGTAAAAATATCATTGCTTGCTCCCAAACCAAAGATATCAAATAACTTGCTCATGCGACTATATCTCTATGCCAACCAAAGTAAATTTTAAATTTACTTTAAGTTGTTGCGTCGTCAGGTGAGTTAAGATTTAATTCTGGATCATCTGAGTCAAAACCAGGGAAGATAAATCTATCACCACCTAGAGAGTTACGTCCGTCTATATCGTTGCTACCATTATAATGTGTTGCATTATCATAACGTACCTGTAAAGTAATTTGTACAGGGTCGTTAGCAGCATAGTCACTGTCACTGTAGTCAACGTTTGTCAGGAAACAACCTTCTAGGAACCAAACTTCGCTTGGATCAGTACTTGTACCATCTAGTGTTTCTAATTGTACATCAAATTTGTAATCATTGCCAGCAGCTGGTGTTGTCTGTTGGAAGTGATTCAATTGACGCTGGATCTGAGCACCTACTAATTTACTTGTAGCGTTTGTGATATCGTCACGTAAAACAATGTTGATTTGTTCCCAACTATGCTTACCTTGTACATAACTACGAGAGTTATAACTATCAATAATTACTTCTTCATAAGTAATTTTTGGACGAGTAACACTCTGTACATTTTGTGTAAAGACAGTATCACGTGGTCTTCCGCCGAAATTACCCAGCATTGTAACACGAAAGCGATACTTTAACTTAGGCATTAGAATGCCGCCGGCACTGTCTGCCACAGGTACACCAAACTTATGTAACGTTGGTTCTGTTGAAATTGGCATTTTTTTCTCCTACTAAAAATTTGTTGTTGTTACAGATATTTATCTAAATAATACAAAAATTGTAAACTACTGTTTTAATAATAACAAAAAAGGAGCCCGAAGGCTCCTTTTCATTAAACTAATTTAAATTAGTTAGTTTGACCAAGAGTGTTTTGAACACGTATTGGAATGTAGATAAACTCAACTGCTTTAAGCGGTTGTATAGCCACATCAATATGTAATTCATTACGATCAATTGTTGCTGGAGTGTTATTTGTTGTATCACAAACTGTTACAAAGTCAAATAAACCTCTGCTAGATACTAGTCCACCTAGGAATCTATCCACAACAACTTTAGCATTTGATCTTGTGATTTCGTCGTTTGGTTCAAACAAGAACGGTTTAACAATGTCATCAAGTCTTTCACGTATGTAAACAACCAATCTAGCAACATTCACACGGTCAAGTGCACTTGAGGTTGAGCTCAGTGTCTTCTGACCAAATACTGCTAATCCTCTGCCTGGGAAATTGGCAACTGGATTGATTTTGTTGATGTACAATGTATCACGCTGACCTTCACTCAGTGCAACTGTTACTATTTCACCTGAAGCAGAATCCAAATAACCTGTTGCTGTAGCATTAGTTACAACACCACGTTGGAAACCTGCTGGTGCAAACCATGGGAATGCCACCTGGTCATTGTATGCTAGTGTACGTAACGCAATATGCGAACCCGGACATAGGATACTGTTACCTGCTAAGTCTGTTGTGACTGCATGAGGATAGTATATTGCTGAATATTCATTAAACTCAGTTAAACCATCTTCACCGTTTATACCAACATTTGAAGCATTTGTTGACCAGTTTTGTAAACTTGTTGCATCAGATGCTAGTCTTAGTGGAGCGTCACCAATAACAAACGCTGTTTCTTTTCTGTCAGCTGACAAAGTATTCATTGCACCCATTGCTTCTGGATATCCAGGACATGCAATAAGGTTGAATCTGTTTGTCTCATTACGTGCTTCTGTACTTGCAGCTAGTGAAGCGTTAATGGCTTTAACCACAACGTTTCTTTGTGCTTTACGTAGCATGTAAGGTTCACCATTGTTTTTGTTACCGCTTTCGTCTTCCCATCTGCTGTTTGCTGAGTCCCAAGACTTAACATTACCACCAGACAGTCTTTTGTTCCAACCTAAAATATAGTATGGATACAAACTAGCCTGTGGTGCATCAGCGTCTAAAGCTGCTGTTGAACTGCGGAAGTCTGCAAATACAATACCCTGATCACTTAATTGATCGGCTGTATCAACTGCTACCCAGGTGTTTGTTGATGATCTCTTGTATACACGTGGGTAATTTTCTAAATCACTGCTGTCTATCCAAAGTTCATCACCAATCAATGCTGATGTGCCGTCGCTTTGCTTAGTTGGTTCACTTGCTGCAACTTGAACATCGTAAGGATAAGAAATCCAACCACTTCCTGGATCGTTCCACAGAATATCAATTCTATCATTTGATATTAAACTATCATACCATAGTGTTCCATCTGCTAATGTGCCTGAAATTTCTGATGCACTGCTTGAGAATTCTAAATCATCCCAGTTTGTATATGCTGTAGAATCAACTAAACCTATGTCACTTGCATCAAAACCAGCAACATTACCACCACGTACTTCAATGTCGTATCCTGCAGCACTTACAAGTGTAATTTTTCCTGATACATTGCTAGCAGTAATATCATCACAGAATGTTAAACTGTTATCAGCTGCACTTAATGAATCGTTAATTGCAGACACAATGTCGTTAACACTTGCATTACCATCTGAATCTGCGTCATAACCATTTAATGACACATTGATAATACCTGAATTACCGTTTTGCTCATCTGCACCATTCACAACAAGTACAAATGAAACTGCATTAGCAACATGAGATGTTAATGATGTTGCTGTATCAGTAATCACTGTTCCTTGTGCAGTGTTTGTTTGTCCGCCATTCCAACGCTTAAATGATACTGTTGCACTATCTTCACTGTAATCAGCCCATATATCAGTAACGTCTAACGCACCTACTGAATCAAAATACTCGTATGCTTGATATGAATGTTCTTCGCCTTGTGGGCTTGTTGTAATCCACTGTGTGCCAACAAAAACTTTCAGTGATGGGTTTGAACCCTGATTTGGTGAGTTTGTTTGTAAAATAACATCACCAACTGCAACGTTACCGCCCACACTGTTTGTTGTAGGTAGGTTAGTGTGTTTAGCAATCTGGAAATCGTTAGTGTAAGAACCACCACCGATTAATACCCATGAACCTGAAACTTTTTCATAAAAAGAAATTTCTTCAAGTGTTTCGCCTGCGTTGTCAAAATAAACAACACAATATTCACCATCAACACCAAACGCATCAAGTGGTACACTACTACCATCTACTTGGCTTGCTGTTGGTACTTTAACTGTTTGTCTTACCCAAGAACTTCCGTTCCATCTCTTAAGACCCCAAACAGAGTTTGCTGTGTCTAACCAGTACGTGCCATTTGCTGGTGTCGCTACTGGTGCTGTTGATCTACCTTCTAATTCGCCTAGGTCAATATCTGCTCTTAGCACATATGCTCTGTTAGCAAGTCCTAGGAAACTGTAGGCTGCATTTAAACCGTACTCGTTTAGCTCACTGCCTTGTAGTATGGTTCCGCCATCAACTTTAAATTCTGGATTACCGTAGTTTGTTAGTAGCTCACGTTGACTTGTGATCAGTTTAATTTCGCCTGCTTCTGCTTGTGCTGTATACGCCGCAACATCAGTACCGTTAGGTGCTGTTTTATCTTTTGACGTAGCAATAACAATTAGAGGAACTGTACCAGTTCCAGCAGGTGCATAAAAACTCTGATCTTCAACCGTGACGCTAACACCCGGTGATACTAATTCTGCCATTGTTTTATCTCCTGTTAATAATATTGTATTATTACAGTTATTTATGCAAAATAGTGTTTTTTAGGGTATTAACGAGTTTAGGGTGTTACAAGATTGGGTAGTTTTGCTAAATAGCCTTCAACACAGATCCTTTAATAATTTCCTGTATTTTATCTATTTCGGCATGCAGATCTTCAAGTGTGCTGTTGTTGTGAATCACATAATCTACAGGGCCGCCCACCCAGTCCCATTCGCTTCTGTGAACGTCTTTGTATTTGGTATTCATTTTCTTTTCTGAAACCACATTTCCCAGATTTGCGTCAGCAGCAGTTTGATACCATTCGGGCAACTCTCCACGTTGTACCCAGATAACAATGCCATTCATTTTTTTGATTAATTCTAGTTCATTTTTAAACCTGGCATCGCTAATCACTGTGCATTGTGCAGTATTAGTACGAGTTCGCAGTCTATATTCCAAACTGTTTAACCAGATGTTTTTATCAAAATGATCTCTCATAACATCTGTGCCCAGTAATTGTAGTGCTAATCGAGGGGTAAAGTGTGGAATGTCCAGTTTACGACTCCAGAAAACATCGGGAGTTTCTCTAAAGTCCCGGCTTTCTATGCTGTCACCTTCCAGTAAGTTTCTGTTCCAGCCAAATATAGAACTGACTAAATCTTTTAATGGAGCTGCAAAACTGTCTTTAATACATCCTTGTTGGACGAATCTGTTTGCAACTGTGTCTTTTCCTGAACCTATAAAACCAATAATTCCAACAATCTTACTCATGTTAACCTATAATAAATCCTAAAGGTTTGTTACCTTCTTCCATAGTATATATCGATTGTTTAAGACTTTCTATTTCGTTTTGGCCTTCTGTTTTAAGAGCATCACCATTGAGCTGAATTGCTCCGCCAGCACCAGGTAATCCGCTAGCATATTTGCTTCTGGCTTCTCCCAAAATCATTTTGGATTGGGCTAGTGCATATGAGCTTAACCAGTTAGCAGCATAAACATCTTGTAGTAGTACTGATTCAGGAATAAAGTTATAAACACCAACGGCAACTTCTTCATCCACACTGACATTTCTCAGAATTTTTAACACCTTGGTGTTACGATTCCAAATAAAATCATACTCACTACCAAATATTCTGCCCACTGTTTCTTTGTACTGACTAAATGCATCAAAGGTTGCAAGTCCACCAATTTGTCCTGCATTTAACAAATACATATTGTTAAAGGCAACATCAAATGGATCAAAGTTACTGCCAGAACCACTGTTTGTGCCTACACCACGTCTGTATAGTCTACGAACTTCCATTACTTCGTTGGGTAAGGTATATTCAGTTACTGTGGGTTGTGTCTGAATAAAAATGATGCTTTCTTCAACACTGCCACTGCTCAGCTGTCTGTAGATTGCCAGAGATTTATCAATCGCGACATCATAGTGTTCGCGATCTAACTCGACATCCACAATCCCGTCTGCTAAACGCAACTGCAATTCTTTTATCAATTCTTGTCTGGATTTATATCCTATCTGATCTATAGCCATACTAGTATTTATCTAATTTGGCGAATCAGAAAGTGTTAATCAGGATAGTAAAATCGTTAATTCTACCGTTAAGTTTTGTTTCGGTTGTTGTGAGCTCGGAAAACAATTTATCAAATTTTGTACGAGCTAATTTACCAGAACCTTTTAGTATTTCAGGTTTTCTCACAGTTTTTTGTACACTCTTTGTGGTGTCAAAATCAAGTATGGTGGTGCCTTTAACAGTGAGAGTTTGTCTCAATTCGTCTGCTACATACCTACCCAGTTTTCTGGTTTTTGTATTATAAACCCATAAAGTGTTACAATCGATTATGCCCACAGGATTAATACTTGCTAACCCTAAAGAGCTTTCAGTTTGCTGATATTTAAGTTTCTCAACCAGTTTTAGTTTACTAACTGTTTTGGGTTTACGTGGCGTTCTGGTGGCCTTTTTCTCATTAATGATTGTGTCGCATGCGGTGTAAATTTTTTCATAAAATTCCACATACTCTTTTCTGCTTTTAACTGTATCCAGAAAACTATATGCTTCCTTGATATCAGGATCGCTCCACTCCAGTACTTCTTGGGCTTCAGCATATTCTGCTGCATACATTTCTTTTATGATTTTAGCATGTGCTGGCTTTACTGAGACACCAGTTTTTTCTGCTCTGATATCGTTATATGGCTCGAACTTGGATAACAGTTTTCCATCATGTAAAATACCATCCAGATATTCGTCCCAAATGCCAGTCAAATCGTACAGCTGTTCTTTCATGCGTTGTTGTATACTGATTACTGGTTTCTTTTTTTCTGCTGAAGAATCCAGTTGTGCCTGAGCGTCTTTTTCTTTTTGTAGTTTTTCTGCTTTTACCAGTAAATCTTCATACCATCCTTTCATTCTGTCTTTGATATCAGGGTCAAGGTTTGCACCCCTGGCTAGCATCCAGGTATATTTGCCCACTGTACTAAAATGGTAGTCAGGCAGGACTTTGAGTTTTTTAGCACCTTCTTTGTCAAAATGCTGTGATGCATATTTAATAAATTCAACGGCGATTTTTTTATCAGCAACTTCATAATGAATAAACCAGCAACCACCATGAAGGAGGCTGTTGTAACTACGATTTATGCCTTTCTTGTCCTTGAAAGGTTTCATCGTGTAGTCTATCATAGTCCAATCGGGTTCAGTAACTCCGTTTGAAGTTATCGCTTGGTTTTTGCGTTTTGCCATGATTGCTCTCTGTGTAGTTTTCTATATTATAGCATCATTCTGATGGGTGTCAACACCCACCAAAATTAAAGCATGTTTAACTCTATATAGTAATTTACAGATTCGACCACTTGGTTATGTGGTGATTTTGAAGTATTTTGCTATTTTCCTTTACTAAACTTTGTATTATTGTTAAACTGTAGATCGTTTTCCAATATGTTTTTCCAAATAGCAATTGTTCTGTCTAAACCTTCACTTAGTCCCACCTTGGGTGCCCAACCTAGTTTAGATGTAATCTTTTGATTGGTACTGTTTAGTAAATAAATTTCACCAGCACGTTTGGGTTTGGTGTTCCAGTTAACATGTCCTTTCCAGCCAATTTTGGCAGCTATCATGTTAACATAATCTTTAATTTTAATAGCATTGTCAGGACCCAAACAGAAAATTTCGCCCTGGCACTTATCAGGATTTTCTATCACTGTTTGCCATGCATCAAGTAAATCATCAATGTAGATAAAGTTACGATAAGGTTCGCCATATCCCAAATTAATTTCTTCTGGGTTGGTTAACATCTGATAGATAATTTGTTCTGTTACAAAGAAGTTGTTATCCTTTCTTCCATACGCATTAGTCTGACGGATTGCAGTAAAGGGTAGCCCATAACTTCTGTGGGCATACTCGAGATACTTTTCGCACCCATACTTAGCAACAGCATAAGGAGCGTTCGGGTTAGGAGGTGTTGTTTCATTAAATGCAATTATTCCGGTTTCTCTGCCTTCTTTGATCATATCGCTGATGGGTTGCCAGCCATATACTTCCATTGTACTAGCAAATATAAAATTTTGCAAGTCTGGTAGATCTTTTGCTATTTCAATTAAATTTACCGTGCCTACATAATTTATTTCACTAAATGTGATCTGCTCATAAAAACTTTGCTCAACTTCAGTCCTTGCAGCCAGGTGAACAATGATGTGAGGATTAAAAGATCTAACTTGAAATCCTACTTTTTCATGTTCACGTAAATCATGTTTTAAAAATTCTAACTCATGGTTGTCTTTAAGCCGTTGCACCATGTGCTGTCCAATAAACCCATCTGCTCCTGTAATAAAAATTCTCATATCTTGTTCCTGTAGTCTGCTAGTCCTGTTATTTGCATTGTGTATCTGGGTTCATTTCCTAAATTGCCCACCACATGTACTTGTTCTGGAAATATAAAAGCATAATCTCCTTTATTATACTTATCGTACGATTGGCCATCTATGTTCAGCCAATGGCCTAATTTATGGTCTTGTAAAAATATTGTAACTCGTGTAAGCTCTTTGTTAGTGGTATCCACATTGGCATCGTTTAAATAGTCACGCATTTTATACATTTTGTCCTTGTGTGGAGGAATAAATCTCCCAGGCATAATTTTGTTTATAGTAACTTGCTTATGATCTATCCAGTCAAACATGCCTGCTATTTTGTGTGCCCACTCAGGACACTGATCTCCAAATGACTGATAAATCACTGCACTGCCTTCTGCATATTGTGGGGGCTCTACATTTAACTCCTCCCATAAACCGTTTGCGTGTCCTACCTGTGTTGTTTCTGCATAGGAAGTGTTTTGTAATATTTCATCAGTTATGAAATCTAAGTTTACATTGCCCTTAATCACAGTAACTCTCCAGTGTGCCTTTTCTTCTGAGGTCTAAAGTAGCACAGTGTATGCCTCCACTAAGTGTCATAGCATGTCTGAACTTGACAGGCACACTATCTATGCCATGTTTGTCTAATTCTCGCATAAGTGGCTCTTGTTTATCATCGCAGATTATAGTGTTTTGATCAACACTTAAGATATTCATACCAATGTAAGGCGAACAGGGTGCTGGATATCCCTCAATAGCATTTCCCTGAACCACACAATCATCAAAATATATTTTATCCCATTTACGAAATATCTCAGGACAATTATCCTCATTTACACGTGAACTGTTCAGTAATACAAGGCCTGGTCTCAGTGGAATAATTGTGCTGTCAAAATGTGCAAAACTGTAAAGCTCACTGTAATGTAATTTATATCCCATGGGTTCAAGCAAACGTCTTAACCATTTAAAACCTTTCATGTTACCTGAATTGCTTACTTGATATAATAAATCTGTACCCACTCTCACAATATTAGGAGCATCAAAACATATTTCATGATCCAACAATGTGGGTTTGCTTAAATCTGATAACTGGTACATCTCATCTTTTAATTTTGGTTTGGGTGCTTGTAACCAAAGAGCACCATCTTCAAATGCTTTGTATAATATATCTTCGTATAATCTTGTTTCAAAATACCTTGCTCTAACAGGAGTAGGCGTTTCAATAAGCATGTCACCTAATGGCAGTATTAAGTCTCTGGGACACCAACTGTACCAGCCTTTGGTATTCCAACCTTGACCTATGTTGTAATCGGTATTCTCCCAATTTATTGCTTTGGGACGATGTACTATAACACCCAGATCCTCTAATGCTTTTGCAAGTCCGTCGGCATCTTCGTTAGCCTCATCTATAACCCACTGTGGGTAAGGACCTGCTGGAGGTAATTCATTTTCTTTTAGGGTGGCGTATCCAAAACTACGTGCAGATATATCAGTTGCAATACGGCTGTGATCAGCTCGCCCAACAATGATTTCTTCTAGAGGATCCCAGTCGTTGTGTGTGTTAATTTTCATAATCGCTTAAATGTTCGCTGATGCATACTCTGTGGTTGTCAGGTATGCCTCTGTTAAAATGTTTGTATGTATCACTGGTACTTATACCAAAAATAATGGTGTCTGTTAAACACAAGTCCAGTTTATTGCACACATGATAATGTTCATCACAATATTTTTCCCACATAAAATCCGGAGTAAATGCTTTCATGTAATGCACACCTAAACTCATGCTATATTTATTTTGCATGCTTACTTCATTAAGCATACTGATTCCATCATCAGCATACTCACGTGTGAATCTAATACCCACTCTGTGATTTTCCAGAGTGAAAAAAGGTTTGCTTAAACTGCTGGTTATTTCTTTTACGGCTGGGAAATCATTAAAGTCCAGGTGTATGTGTTTTGAAATGCCCCAATATGCTAAATCCAGGCACACGGGTATGTCCATTTCATTACAGATCTCCATTATTTTTTCAAATTCAGGATGTATACAACCAAAATCACTGAATGGAGCACTGATTATCATAGCATGTAGTCCAGGGCCCAGGATTTCTTGTTGTAACTGGTTGGACATGTCTACATATTTAAAATTTACATGTTTGCCCAAACATGCATGATATTGAAAGTCGCCCCTCAACACCAATAACTGTCTGTTTTTTGCATGTCTTAATATGAAATTATCAAATGTTTGACTAGTGCCCTGTGTGTAAGCGACATGTGGGAAGAGATCTAATCCTGTGATGGACTTTAAGTTGGTGTATTCAAGCCAGTTTCTCCAGGTCTCACCGTAAGTTTCCAGTGATACATCCTGATACGAATGCTGTCCATACCATTCTGCAATGTCCTTGTCTTTTATAGGTCTAGCGCCACGTGTAACTGTGTTCATATTTTATATTTATTGAGAAAAAATATGGGTGGGTCAAAGTTCCGATAAATAGTATATAACCACGGAGAAAGACAACAGATGCCACGATTAAGTTTATGGAATCCAATTAAAACAAACGACTATAATTTTATAGATCGTGTTGTTGGCGAGCACATTTATGCTGGCGGTACTGGTGTTCATGTACACAAATACGTGGGCATCCAGGATACAGATGCATCTGGAGATCCTTCTCGACCTGGTGGTGTTGATACAAATGAAGTATTCATACAAGATTTATTATTTTTAGAAAATCGAGACAGAAAGTACAGCAAAGATATCTATGAACTGCGTGGGCAATATAACATGCAGGACAATGATATAGACTTAACTCAGTTTGGTGCATTTTTAACTAACGATACACTGTTCATGAATTTCCACATAGAAAGCATGGTGGAAGCAGTGGGCAGAAAGTTGATGTCAGGTGATGTGTTAGAACTTCCACATTTGAGAGATGATTTGTTACTTGGTAGTGACGAAGCAATAAACAGATTTTATGTGGTACAAGATGCATCCAGACCTAGTGAAGGATTTGACCCACGTTGGTGGCCACATCTTTGGAGAGTAAAATTAGGTCCTATAACAGATTCGCAAGAGTACAGAGATATACTTGGTACTGGTGAAGAAGAATCTGATTTACGTAATCTGCTCAGTAAGTATGAAAACGAAATAACAATCAACGACAAGTTACTTGAACAAGCAGAGAAAGATGTACCGTACGATCCACAATATAGAAAGGACAGTCATTTATATTACGACCCCAGTGTTCCTGATAAGCCTACAATAGGATTAAGTTTAGGCTCAGAGGGTGCTGCACCAAATGGTGCAAGTATAGTGGGTAGTGGAGAAAGTTTCCCAACATCAAACATTAATGAAGGGGATTACTTTTTAAGGACAGACTTTGCACCCAACAGATTGTTCCGCAAAGAGGGAACAAGGTGGGTTAGAATAAGTGATGATAACAAAAATTCGTGGGCTGCTGCAAACAGATTGCTCACTACGTTTATTAATAACGACAACTTTACTATTAACACAGATGGTGAATCCAGTGAAGAGAAAACTAATCTCAGTAAAGTTGTAAAACCAAGGACGGATTAATGTTTGGAATTTTTAACAAAGGAAATAAAATGAACAGAGAAGCAGTATTTGAACAACTTAAAATTGACGAAGGTGTTGTGTACGAGGTATACAAAGACCATTTGGGTTATCCTACATTTGGTGTGGGCCACCTGATATTGGAATCAGATCCTGAATACGGCCAAGACGTGGGTACTCCGGTATCTGAAGACAGAGTCAAAGAATGTTTTGAAAAAGACTTAGATTCGGCAATCAGCGAATGTGAGTTGCTTTATGATGACGGCGTATTTGTGGAGTTACCTGATGAGGTACAGCAAATTTTAGTCAACATGATGTTTAACATGGGCAGAACACGTTTAAGCAAATTTAAAAAAATGCATGCCGCTATACTAGAAGGCGACTGGAAAACAGCCGCAGTAGAGGGCAGAGATAGCAGATGGCATAAGCAGGTTACTAAACGTGCAGAAAGATTAATGGTGAGATTAGAGCAGGTATAACTACATGGCAGGCAAAAATCTGGACTACTGGTACGATGAACAGATAAAACGTTATCTGATCCAATTGGTGCGTGTGTTTTCAAACTTTAAGGTTAAAGAACAAACAGCCGCAGGAACACATTATAATCGTGTGCCTTGTCGCTATGCTGATTCCAGTAGAATGGTTGCTAACATATTACGCAATAATTCAGAGAATGTAGTTAATAATGCACCACAAATCACAGTTGCTATACAAAGTATTCAGCCTGCCAGAGATCGTGCACAGGATCCTTTTTTCCAAGACGTACAACAAGTGGCTGAAAGAGAATGGGACTCACAGGCTGGAAATTATACTAGTGAGCAGGGTAATTTGTATACTACCAAAAGATATATGCCGGTTCCATATAACATGACTATTCAGGTGGACATGTGGACCACTAACACTGATACTAAATTACAATTACTAGAGCAAATTTTTGTGTTATTTAATCCCAGTATTCAGTTACAAAGTAACGATAATCCACTGGATTGGAGTTCTGTTTTTGAAGTAGAAATGACTGACATACAATGGAGTAGCAGAACAGTACCACAAGGAGGAGACGAGCAACTGGACATTGCTACATTAGTTTTTG